CCGAAGAAGCAATTGAAGATAACTTGTATGACTCCTTGTCTGCTCGTTATACCAAGGCTTTGGCTCGTTCCATGGCGTATACCAAGCAAGTTCGTGCAGCATCTGTGTTAAACAACGGCTTTGACGCTGGCTTCCCAGGAGGCGACGGTAAGGCTCTGTTTGCAACGGATCACCCACTCGTATCTGGCGGAACCAACTCTAACGAGCCCGCTACCCCTGCTGACCTTAACGAGACTTCTTTAGAAGCCGCCGTTATTCAAATAAGCTTGTGGACTGACGAGCGTGGTCTTTTGATCGCTGCTAAGCCACGTAAGTTGATCGTTCCACCTGCATTGCAGTTCGTTGCAACTCGTTTGCTAGAAACCGAACTCCGTGTTGGTACTAACGACAACGACATCAATGCAATCAAGAACAACGGTTCGATCCCAGAGGGTTACACCATTAACCACTATTTGACCGACACCAATGCTTGGTTCTTGACCACTGATGTACCTAACGGTATGAAGCATTTCGTTCGTGTTCCTTTACAGAACTCAATGGACGGAGACTTTGATACTGGTAACGTACGTTACAAGTCACGTGAGCGTTATTCCTTCGGATTCTCGGATCCGCTCGGAATGTTTGGTTCACCTGGCGCTTAATAAACACACTACCGGTGTTTAGCCCCGCTTCGGCGGGGTTTTTATTTATTAAAAGCACTTGCACAAAGCTAAAAAAGTAGTAATATTCATTTATCTGGGTGATGAGCTTGTCAAACTGCCCCAGCAGATGCGTACACAATTGACAGGCGGATCTTTGTACGAAGGACAATTTATATGACACAAGCAACTACCTCAGCCGTATGGCGCTCCACTGGTGGAGATCAAACCCGTACTGCAACCGCTGGCTCCATGGTGATGGCAGCTCAGTTCTTTATTTCTAACTGCGCAGCAACTGCAAACGTAACTAATTCCACTGGCACTGAGGCTCTAATCCTCCCAGCTGGCGCTGTTGTTACCGATATTTCTATTACCGAGACTGGTACTGGCAATATTGACTTAGGGTTTACCCCACTAATTGGTGTAGGTCCTGGACAAACTACTACTCTTGGAACGAATGTGCCAACAGGTTTCTTGATTAATGAATCAGTTGCTACTCGTGTAAACGTGCAAGTTGGTGGTACTGATGGCGGTGCTTCTTTGGGTAACGTAGCTAATGCAACCAATTTGGTTGTTGTAACTACCGCTGCTAATAGCTCTGCTTCTGGCAACTGCTCTGGAATTATTCGTTATTTCGTAGCTGACACTGGCGCAGAAAACGTCTAATAGGAGGCTCGTATGGGCATGCAATATGACGTTAAAGCAACGGCTATAGCTGCTGGGCAGACTAATGCTGCTGTATTTGCTGGACCAGCACGTATTAAAGGCATGGTAGTTGCAATACCAGCCGCTGGGGGTACTTTAACTATTCGTGACGGTTCAGGTGGAACTGCTCGTTTTAGTTTTGTTGCCCCATCTGGCGATGCTACTGTGACTAATATTTTGGTTCCAGGCGAAGGTATTCGTTGTGATAACGGTATCTACGCAACAACCCCAGCAGATATGCCTATCACGGTGTTCTATGGCTAAGACTCCTGCGTGGACTCGTAAGGAAGGCAAAAACCCCGAAGGCGGCTTGAACGCTAAGGGGCGTGCTTCTTATAACGCCGCTAATCCTGGTAAACCTGGGCTTAAACGCCCACAACCAGAGGGCGGCCCACGCCGGGATTCGTTCTGTGCCCGCATGAAGGGTATGAAAAAGAAGCTAACTTCTGCCAAAACTGCCAATGATCCAAACTCACGGATTAATAAGTCCCTACGGGCTTGGAACTGCAAAGAAGGTGGGGCTGTTCGTGGTGGCGGATGCGAAGTTCGTGGCAAAACCAAGGGTAGGATGGTCTGATGGACACAATTATTACCATTGGGCTGGCGTTGTGGTCGGGTCTTTTATCTTTATTTTTAATGGTTTTAGGTTATGTTATGAATGAAAAATTCAACAAGCTAAAGGACATCGAAGAAAAGCTCAATACAACCAGAGTGGAGGTAGCTCGTGAGCACATTACTCGTGAAGAAGTTGCAAAAATTACGGATCATATTGACCAACGCTTTAACAAGCTTGAAGAAAAGATTGATCGGTTAATTGAGCGGGGTTTAAGTGCCTAGCGTAAGCAAAAAGCAACACAATTTTATGGCTGCCGTGGCTAAAAACCCTGGTTTTGCCAAGAAAGTAGGAGTGCCTCGCTCAGTTGGTGAGGAATTTTTAACTGCCGATAAAGGCAAAAAGTTTAAAAAAGGTGGAATGATGAAACACGAAGACATCAAAAAAGATATGCCAATGATGAAAAAAGTAGCTGGTGAAGCCGTTAAAAGCCATGAGAAGCGTATGCACAAGATGGCTAAGGGTGGTGTAACCCGTGCTGATGGCTGCGTAACTAAAGGCCACACCAAAGGCAAGATGATCTCTATGAAATCAGGCGGATACTGCTAATGAGAGCCAGCCGTGGGATGGGTGCCATCTCTCCTTCAAAAATGCCTGGGGCTAAGAAAAAAGCTCGCAGGGATGATACTGACTTCACTCAGTACAAAGAAGGTGGGAAGGTATCTAAGGTTAACCAGGCTGGTAATTACACGAAACCGGGTATGCGCAAGGCTTTATTTGAGAGTATTAAAAACTCGGCTGTGCAAGGCACTGCGGCAGGTCAATGGTCGGCTAGAAAAGCGCAGCTCTTAGCAAAACGTTATAAAGAAAAAGGTGGAGGTTATCGTGGCTAAATCGTTTCCAGACTTAAACAATGACGGCGAAGTAACTAAAGCTGACATCCTAAAAGGTCGTGGCGTTGCTATGAAAAAAGGTGGTAGCGTTAACTTCATTCAAAAAGCAATCAAGAAGCCCGGTGCCTTACGTAAGGCAATGGGCGTTAAAGCTGGCGAAAAGATCCCCGCTAAGAAGCTTGCTGCGGCTGCTAAGGCTCCTGGCAAGATGGGGCAACGTGCGAGGTTAGCTCAGACTCTGTCGAAGCTAAAGAAGTAATGCCGTTCCTTTGGGATTGGATTTGGGAGAAATTAAGTGGCGTTAGCAAAACCTCAGCGCAGCCTCAAAGCTTGGACAGCCCAAAAGTGGACGACCAAGAGCGGAAAACCGTCGTCCGAAACCGGCGAACGGTACCTGCCAAAAAAGGCAATACAAGCGCTAAGCCCAAGCGAGTACGCAGCAACGACACGAGCAAAGCGAGCCGGAAAAGCCCAGGGAAAGCAGTTTGTGCCTCAGCCTCCAAAAATAAAGCAAAAAGTAAAGCCGTACCGAAAGGTTAAATAATGTCCACTACAGGAACAACCTCATTCAACCTAGACATGAATGACCTCATTGAAGAGGCGTTCGAACGATGTGGGTTAGAGGTACGATCGGGTTACGATTTCCGAACTGCTCGCCGCAGTTTAAATTTGCTCACTATTGAATGGGCTAACCGGGGTATTAATCTCTGGACGGTCGAGCAAGGACAGATCCTAATGAACACAGGGCAGGCGATTTACCCCCTGCCTGTAGATACTATTGATCTTTTAGATACGGTTGTTCGCACAAATAACGGTGCGGGCAACAATCAGATTGATATCAACATTAGTCGTATAAGCGAGTCGACTTATATAACTATTCCTAATAAAAATGCCACTGGGCGCCCTATTCAGGTCTGGATTAATCGACAGTCCGGCAATGTGGCAAACGCTGCCCAAACCACTTTAGCTGCAGCTATAACCGCTGCAGATCAGACTACGATTACCCTAACAAATGCGTCTAACTTGCCAACTCAAGGCTTTATTAATATCGGCTCTGAGACCATTGGCTACCAAAATATCGTAGGTAATCAGATTATTAACGCTTGGCGGGGTCAAAACGGTACTACGGCTACCACTCATTTAAACGGGGCGGATGTGTTTACCAACAACCTGCCATGTATTAACGTCTGGCCTACACCAAACCCACCAGGAACCCAATATACGTTTGTGTATTACAGAATGCGCCGCATTCAAGACGCTGGAAACGGTGTTCGCACGTCTGATATTCCGTTCCGTTTTATCCCCTGTATGGCTGCTGGTTTAGCTTATCAGTTAAGCACTAAGATGCCTGGAGTAGATGGCGGTCGGATTCAGATGTTAAAAGCGGATTATGAGCAACAGTGGCAATTAGCTGCCGATGAAGACCGTGAAAAAGCGGCTATTCGGTTTGTTCCACGTAACATGTTTTATTACTAAGATGCCATGCCAAATAGATTTGCTTCAGGTAAATATGCGATTGCTGAGTGCGACAGATGCGCACAGCGGTATAAGCTTAAGGAGCTGCGGATACAGATATTAAAAACTAAGCCATATCAGGTTAAGGTATGTAAAGCCTGCTGGGATCCAGATCAGCCACAGTTATCTTTAGGTTTGTATCCAGTTAATGATCCGCAAGCCGTACGTGAGCCTAGACCAGATGTTAGTTATTTTGTGTCAGGGCAAAGTGGGTTGCAAATTAACTTAACTGGAGAAGGTCCAGATGGGTTTGGATATGCAGAAATGGGTAGCAGGATTATTCAGTGGGGCTGGAATCCCGTAGGTGGTGCTAGAGGTCCAGATGCAGGATTAACCCCAAATGACTTGGCACCAGCAGTAGTACTTGGTACAGTAACGGTAACGACAACTTAAGGAGTTGAAAATGTATAAAAAAGGCGCAGACGGAATCACCAAAACGGGTAAAACCGACGCTAAGGTATACCCAAACGATGGTAAACATATCATTGATAAAGGCCCAAAGGCTAATAAAAGTTCTTTAAATAAGAACATGAAGTCTATGGGTCGCAACATGGCTCGTATTGCTAATCAGAGAGGTCGATAATGGCTAAATTTTCCAAAAAAGTAATGGGCAAAGAAGTAGGCGCTGCCGAAGTCTATGCTCAACCACACAATATGCAAGGCGGGGCTACTAACGTAGATACGTATAGTGGGTATATTACCGGTGCCAAAGTAATGGACACAATGAACATGTCTGTTGGTGGTGTTAGCAAGGGTAATTACGCTAAGGAAAACCCCTACGGTGTTGGCGTAATGCGTGGTTATGGCGCTGCAACAAAAGGTCGCAAAATTAGCGGGAAGATGGGCTAATGAACTACCAGCAGTTATCTGAAGCAATCCAAAGTTACGCCGAGTCGACAGAGCAACTCTTTGTCTACAACATACCTAACTTTGTGCAGCTCTGCGAAGAGCGGGTGTATAACGCCGTTCAGATCCCTGCTATCCGTAAAAACGTCATCGGTAACTTTACCAACGGCGACTATTACTTAGCCCTCCCCAGCGACTATTTGGCGTCTTTTTCCTTAGCTGTGATTGATGCCAGCGGGAACTACGAGTATTTGATTGACAAAGATGTCAACTTTATTCGCCAGTCTTACCCAAATCCAACGACCGATACTGGAACTCCAAAGTACTACGCTCAGTTTGAGCCGTACACCTACATAATTGGGCCAACCCCAGACGCTGATTATCAGACCGAACTGCATTATTACTACTACCCAACGACTATTGTTCAGGGCGGTATTGCTGGCTTTGGCACAATTGTTGGCGGATCGGGATATACCAATGGTGTATACGAAAACGTACCTTTAACAGGTGGCGATGGGTCAAACGGCACTGCTACGATTACTGTATCTGGTGGAGCTGTGACTGCTGTGACATTGGTTAATCCAGGATTTTTATATCTGGTTGGCAACTCTTTAAGCGCTGCTACCTCTACAATAGGAGGTACTGGGAGTGGGTTCTCAGTGCCTGTAAGTAATATTCAAAACCCAACTGGCACTTCTTGGCTGGGTGACAACTTTGAATCTGTTTTACTGTATGGTTCGTTGCGTGAAGCCATCATCTTCCAAAAGGGAGAACAAGATATGGTGAATTATTACGAACAGAAATACCAAGAATCCTTAGCGTTACTCAAAGATTTGGGTGATGGTAAAGATAGACGTAGTGCCTATCGTGATGGACAATTACGATTACCTGTACCAGGACCTGTTAGATAATTTTTAGGAGCAAAAAATGGCAATTACCCAAGCAATGGCTACATCGTTCAAGGTTCAACTCTTGAATGGCGTACAAAATTTTTCCGCAGACACGTTTAAGTTAGCCCTGTATACCAGTTCAGCTACTTTAAATGAGAACACAACTGCATATTCGGCAACCAACGAAGTAGCTTCTACTGGCAACTATTCTGCTGGTGGAAATACTTTAACGGTTTCTGTAACCCCAACAAACTCTGGCAACGTGGCTTATATCTCGTTTGCTAATACTTCTTGGGCTAACGCAACAATTACGGCTAACGGAGCTTTGATTTACAACAACAGCAAGTCAAATGCAGCTGTTTGTGTACTCGCTTTTGGTGGTGATAAGACCTCTACCAACGGTACATTTGCAGTGAACTTCCCAACTGCTGACGCAAGTAACGCAATTATTCGTTTGACCGCTTCGTAATTAGGAGAGCCTTATGGCTTTGATTCTGAAAGATAGGGTTAAAGAAACTAGCTCTAGCTCTGGCACAGGCAGTATTACGCTTGGTGGTGCATTTCCTGGCTATCAAACGTTTAATGCCGCTATAGCTACTGGTTCTACCGTTTATTACACCATTCATAACTTAACCGCTGGGTCTGATACCGAGTGGGAGGTTGGTGTTGGTACGTTCACATCTCCAGCTACGCTGAGTAGGGATACGGTTCTTTCGTCTTCAACAGGATCTAAGGTCAACTTTACAAGCGGTGTAAGTGGTCTTGAGGTATTTGTAACTCAACCATCTGAAGAGGCGGTTTATTTAAACCAAGCTACAGGCAAAGTCGAAGTTGGTGGCAATGGCACAAATACTGTAGCGTTTACTAATATCAACGCTTCTAACGTAGTCATGGTGTCTGGAACAATCAGCACCAATGCTTCCAACGCTACCGACATTACCAATAAGACTTATGTAGACGGCCTATTTTCGCAAGGCATTTCGTACCACGAGGCTGTCTTAGTTGAATCTCCAACAGCTTTAAACGCAGTTTACGTTCAGCCAAATGGTGCTAGTAACGGTGTAGGCGCAACGCTTACCAATAATGGCGCTAATGCAGCACTTGTGATTGATGGTGTAACGCTATCCAATACAGCTCGTGTTTTAGTCTATACCCAATCAAATGCAGTGCATAACGGTGTATATACAGTTACTAATCCAGGCGCTCCTGATAGCCCAGGACCAGGTGCTCAATGGGTTTTAACTCGTGCAACTGATGCCGATACTTTTGGTTTAGCTAATCCTAATACGTTGGGCGCTGGTGATGCGTTCTTTGTTCAGGACGGTGATACTGGTGCGGGCGAGACTTATGTCTGTAATACCCAAGGCACAATTACTTTTGGCTCGTCAAATATTACTTTTGCGCAGATTAGCTCCGCTCAGATTTATGCAGCTGGTACAGGCCTTAATCTTGCCAACTTAACGTTTAGTATTGCTAACACAGCTGTTACGGCAGCGCAATATGGCAATGATGGTAACGTTGCTCAGATTACTGTTAATGCTCAAGGTCAGTTAACCAACGCTGCCAACGTAGCAATTAATGCTTCTAGTATCACGGTAGGTACTTTGGCTAATGCTAGAACTACGGCTTCTGACGCTAATGGCGCTTCTACCATCGTATCTCGTGATACAAACGGTTCTTTTGCTGCTAACGTAATAACTGCTACAACGGTTAATGCAACCAGCGGTAACTTTACAAACATCACTGGTAATGCTGTAGCCCTAACCGACATCAACGCTTCAAACATTACCAGCGGAACTATAGATAATGCCCGTACTACAAGTAATACATCTAATAGCGCCAGCACAATCGTATTGCGTGATGCCTCTGGAAACTTTGGATCTAACGTCATTACGGCTTCTTCATTTAGCGGAGACGGTACTGCTATCACGGCTATTAACGCCAGCAACATTTCGTCTGGAACTATAGCAAACTCCCGTACTACCGCTTCGTCATCAAATGGCGCAAGCACTATTGTTCAGCGTGACGCTGGTGGTAACTTCTCGGCTAATACGATTACGGCAAATATTTCAGGTGATATTTCTGGCGGTACAAATATCAACGCCTCTAACATTACTTCGGGGACCATATCAAATGCCAGGACTACTGCTGCTTCTGCCAATGGTGCTTCCACTATTGTGCTTCGTGATACTAACGGGTCTTTTGATGCCAACGTTGTAAACGCTACAAATCTTAGTGGTGGTGGTTTATCAATTACCTCGATTAATGCGTCAAATATTTCTGCTGGAACAATTGGTTCTGCTTATGTATCAGGCGCTTATGGAAATATAACTGGGGTTGGTACTGTTACTGCTGGTACATGGCAAGGTAACGTTATTGCCAATTTGTACACAACGGCTAACTCATCTAATAGCGCTTCGACCATTGTTGCTCGTGATGCTGGTGGTAATTTTGCAGCTGCAACTATTACGGCTACAACTTTTAGCGGTGCTTTTTCTGGAAACGGCGCAACTATTAGCGATATTAACGCCTCAAATATCTCTAGTGGAACCATAGCTAACGCTAGAACCACGGCAGCCACAGCTAACGGCGCAAGCACAATTGTTTTAAGAGGAACATCAGGCGAATTTAGCGCTGGTGCCATTACAGGATCATCATTTACTGGTGATGGTTCAGCTTTATCTGCTATCAACGCATCCAACTTGTCCTCTGGTACGGTTGCTTCTGCACGTGTATCTGGCTCTTATACAGGCATTACTGGAGTCGGAACTTTAACGGCTGGTACTTGGAACTCCACTGTAATAGGTGCGCAATATGGTGGCACTGGTTCTGCTAACTTAACGGCTGAAAACGTCATTCTTGGTAACGGCGCAAGTGCAGTTAAAGTAGTCGCTCCTGGAACAGCTAATAACGTTCTTACATCTAACGGCACCACTTGGGTTTCTCAAGCACCTAGCGGTGGCGGCATAGGTATTACTGATGACAATAGTACAAACGCCACTAGATATATTTTATTTGACGATGTGACTTCTGGTAACGTAAGTAGTGTATTTGTTTCTAGCACTAAGTTAACTTATAACCCATCTACTGGTAACTTAGTTGCTACGATTCATTATGCTTCTTCGGATGCACGGTATAAGGATGATGTAGTTGTAATCCCTAACGCTTTGGATAAAGTTAACCAAATTCGTGGAGTTACTTATGTACGTAACGACATAGCTGATAAATCACGCCATGCTGGTGTGATTGCTCAAGAAGTTGAGGCTGTGTTGCCAGAGGTTGTCAGTACAAATAACGAAGGCTACAAATTAGTTGCTTACGACAATATGATTGGTTTACTGATTGAGGCTATTAAGGAGTTGAAGGCCGAAGTTGATGCTCTGAAAGGCAAATAATGTTTGGTGGCTTTCCCTACGGCGGTGCCCCGTTTGCTGATGTAGGCGATACAAGCCTTGGTATTGCAGTTCAGATTACTGGTGTGTCTGCTGTAGGCGTAGTTGGTACAGTTGACGTTAGAACTCAACAGATATTAGACGTAACGGGTGTAAATGCTGTTGGTCAGGTTGGTACTGTAACGGTTGTAGCACCAGCTAATACTGATGTAACGGGTGTATATAGCCCTGTAGTAGATGGTACGGTTACTGTTATTGCCAATTCAGTTATCGATCTTACTGGCTTTGCCGTACCAGCTTTGGTGGGTAACGTAACTGCAAGTGGTAGTACAGAAAATAATGTTACAGGCTTTGCGGTCCCAACGCTGCTAGGTCAAATATCATTAGTAACTGATAACTTTATTGATGTTACTGGTTTTGGAATACCTACTTTACTTGGCAACGTAGAGGCTGGCGGTACTAGCTCTATTGATGTAACTGGCGTATCTGCTATTGGTGTAGTTGGTACGGTAGACGCCCAGGCAAACTCTGTGGTTAATTTGACTGGCGTTAGAACCGTTGTTAGACTTAAAAAGCAAAATGTATGGGGTCTGGTAGATACTGCGCAGACGCCTAATTGGACAGAAGTTTTGGCGGCATAAGGGTAAATTATGGCAAGTACATACTCAACTAGTTTAAAGCTAACCCTAATTGGGGATGGCGATCAATCGGGTATTTGGGGTCAAACAACCAATACAAACCTGGGAACTTTGCTTGAACAGGCTATTACAGGTGTGCAGTCTATTGTCATGGCTGATGCCAACTACACGCTTACTAACTTTAACGGTGTAACGGACGAAGCAAGAAATGCTGTTTTGGTAGTAACTGGAGTCAATAATGCTCAACGTGACCTGATTCCTCCATTAGTTAAAAAACTGTACACCGTTGTCAATAACACCACGGGTGGCTATGGAATTAGAGTTATTGGATCATCAGGCACAGGCGTTACTGTTCCTAATGGTGCAACCTGTCTTGTTTATTGTGATGGGATAAATTTCTATAGTGGTTTGTCTGGCACTGCGGGTAACTTTACAGTAAACGGAACAATGACTGCCACCACCGCAAACGCAACCACGTTTAACGGAACAACTGGCGCATTTACCAATATATCAGGCAATGGCGTAGCTATTACAGCTATTAATGCGTCAAACATAACCTCTGGCACTGTAGCTACGGCTCGTTTAGGATCTGGTACAGCCAATGCCGCAACATTTTTGCGGGGAGATCAGACATACGCTGTGCCAACTGTAAATATCCTGAGCACGACTAATTTTACAATTCAACAAGTTGGAAGCGACTTAGTATTTCAATACAATGGTGCTAATGTAGCGGTAATGAATTCAGGTGGTAATTTAACTTCAGCTGGTCAGTTTGTTGCTGGCGGCACTGTTTAATTTAGGAGGATACTATGCCAACAACCGTAGGCGGAACAACTATAACGTTTAATGACTCAACCAACCAAGGCTCTGCTTGGGTTGGAGCAAGAAATCAAATATTTACTGGTAACGGTACTTTTACTATTCCTACAGGGGTAACAGCCATTAAAGCAACTGTTATTGGCGCTGGTGGTGGCGCTAACAGTGGCGTTGACCAAGAGGGTAGCGGTAACGGAGGTGGCGGTGGAGGCACTGCGGTTAAATTTTTATCTGGCTTAACCTCTGGAGCAACACTTACCGTTACAGTTGGTGGTGGAAGCACTGGCACTGGTGGAGCAAGTTCTCTGGCCTCTGGTAATCAATCCATTACTACAGTTACCGCAAACGGTGGTACAGCGGGTAGTTTTAACACTGGTTCAAATCCAGGGAACGCATCAAACGGCGACTTTAATATGAGAGCTATCACATATGGTGGTGGGTCTCAAATAGGTGGTGTTCCTTTTGGGCAATATAGTTGTATACCAACTAGTAACCCAGCTAACCGAGGAACAGCAAACGGGGCTGTCCCAGGCGGTGGCGCTGGTGGAGTTAACGCTGGTTTAGAGGGTGATGGACCACAAAACGCAAGTGCCACCAGCGGTGCTGGTCGTGTAATTATTGAATGGTAAGGATAAAAAATGGAGCAAAACTATCTTTTAATTAATAAACAGACAAATGTTGTAGATAACGTTTGTATATGGGATGGTGATGACGAGGGTTGGATGCCTCCTCCTGAGTACTTGCCTCTTGTACAAGCAACAACACCAGCAAAAATATGGATTTGTAAAAAAGATCCTGTCACTAAAGTTGTATCTTATGACTTAGAAACTGTTGAAGGCGCTGGTCAAATTGGGTTTACTTGGGATGGATCTGTGTTAACAACCAACGAACCACAACCTGTACCACCAACAGCAAAATGACTTATGAAGTAAGAGACAATTTTTTAGATAAAACCATTTTTGATGGGATTGCTCAGTCTATAGAAGATAAAGACTTCCCATGGTATTTTTTAGAAAATATTGGGTTTTCAAATGATAAAAGTGATGTTGGGTTTATACATTTGCTGTATATGCACTATACGCCAAATAGTCCGCTTTTTGTACCAATAATGAGCCCTATTATTGAACTTGTTAATCCTAATGCAATTATTCGTTGTAGGGTTAGTAGTTATTTAAAAGGTAAAGAGTTAATTGAGCACCAATCTCATGTGGATTACTCTTTCCCACATAAAGTTTTTATGCTTTACATTAACACCAACAATGGTTATACAACGTTTGAAGATGGTACTAAAGTAAATTGTGTTGCTAATCGAGCAGTATTTTTTGATGGAAGTAAACCGCATCACAGCTCAAATTGCACTGACCAAAATAGACGATTTGTTTTAACGATGAACTACTTTTAATACTATGAATAACGACTTTATTGGTATCTACCCGAACGCCTTTTCAAAGGAGTTTTGTCAAAATGTTATTCAATATTTTGAAGATATGGAGTCTGGTGGGTTTACCTTTAATAGGCAAGAATTTGAGTCTGCGAGCAAAATGAAGAAAGATGACGAAGCAATTTTTCTTTCTGAGTTTGAGCAAATTAAATTAACAAGCAAGCCAATGGCTAAAGAGTTTCATAAAGTATTTTGGGAAGATTGTTACAGGCAATACGCAGAAAACTATTCAATTTTAAATAGTTGTGCTCATCACAATATATATGAAATAAAGTTGCAAAAAACCCAAATTGGTGGTGGCTTCCATGATTGGCATGCCGAAGCTATGGATCGTTCGACCTCAAGTCGTTTATTGGTTTGGACTGTATACCTTAACGATGTTCAAGAAGGTGGCGAAACTGAATTTCTGTACCAGCATAAACGGGTTAAACCAGAGGCTGGCACATGCTTGATTTGGCCCGCTGCGTTTACACATACACATCGTGGTAATCCACCAATATCAAACGAAAAGTATATTTTAACTGGTTGGGTAGATTTTTAAGGAGCCAATATGATTAAAACTATTCAAGACTCAATGGATGGTGGCGAATTTAAACCACGCCATACTGTAGAAATCTATTGCCCTAACTGTGGGCGTGACGTAGACGAAGCCGAGCTTGCTGCCAAAAAATGCAACGACTGCGGAGATCCGCTTGAAGATCCAGAGCAACATGTAGCGATTGTGGTTGCCAATATGTCGTTTGGGGGGAGCACACTATGAACGAGCACGAGTCAGCAAAAGAAGTCGCTGGTAAAGCAATTGGTCGGCACGGATTAATTTATATCACCATCATCGTAGCGATGGGTGTTGGTGCGTCTATAGTTCTTGAAGAGTCCAAGATGGCTGCGGTTATGGGTCTACTTGGAGCATCGTTGACTGCCCTAATTTCTATGATGAACGGCGTAGCTGGCGCATCACCTAAGCAAGAAAAGCCTGAATTTGAGATTATGAAAGAGCTTATTGCTCGTTTAGATAAGATGGCAGATCGTGACCCAGTGAGCGTTGCGGTAGATGGGGATAAGGTGCTAGTCCGAAAGGGCGACAACGAAACAGCAATCGGGAGATCATAATGTTTCCATTAACTGCATTAGTTGATGTTGGGATGAAAGTCCTAGACAAGTTTATTCCTGACCCAGAAGCCAAGGCAAAAGCCCAAGCCGAGCTACTTAAGATGCAGCAAGAAGGCAGACTGGCTGAGCTCAATGCCGACAATATTGAAGCTCAAGAACTGACTAAACGCCAGCAGTCGGATATGGCATCGGATTCTTGGTTGTCTAAAAACATCCGCCCAATGACTTTAATCTTCATTCTTGGTGCTTACTTCGTGTTTGCCATGATGAGTGCCTTTGGATCCAACGCCAACGAGAAGTATGTTGAGTTGCTTGGTCAGTGGGGGATGTTGATTATGAGCTTTTACTTTGGTGGTCGTACCCTTGAGAAGATCATGGATATGAAGTCAAAGGAAAAGAAAGATGCTTGAATCCCAGTTGCTTGCCCTTGGTATAGAAGGAAAGTGGCTTGAACCTCTTAAGGAAACTTTTGAGAAATACGGCATAGACACCACTAAACGTCAGGCTGCATTTATAGGTCAGTGCATGCACGAGTCTGGTGGGTTTAAGCTGTTACAGGAAAACCTTAATTACAGTGCAAAAGCGCTAATGGCTACTTGGCCCAGCCGATTCCCTACCGAAGAAATAGCCAACGAGTATGCTCGCCAGCCTGAAAAGATTGCCAATAAAGTATATGGCGGTCGGATGGGTAACGATGTTGAAAGCTCTGGAGAGGGCTGGAAGTACAGGGGAAGGGGTATAAAACAGCTGACTGGCAAGGAAAACTATGAGCGATGCGGATCTGGTTTGGGTGTGGATCTTGTCAGTAATCCTGATTTGCTGTTGGATCCTAAATATGCGGCTTTAAGCGCTGGCTGGTTTTGGAATAAACATAATCTCAATGACTTGGCAGATAAGGGAGATATTGAGACAATGACGAAAAGGATCAATGGCGGTTTGCTTGGGTTGGATGCCAGAAAAGCTGCTATTGCTAAAGCTGAGTCAGTATTAGGGTAAACCATGCCATTACAGAAACTACAATTTCGACCAGGATTAAACCGAGAGGGTACTGACTACTCCAACGAGGGCGGTTGGTATGACGGAGATAAGATTCGCTTTCGCTCAGGCTTTCCTGAAAAGATTGGTGGATGGACCCGTATGGCTACTGCTCAGTTCTTGGGTTTGGCTCGGTCTTTGTGGAACTGGGTGGCTCTTAATGGCTCTAACTACCTAGGGGTTGGCACTAACCTCAAATACTATATTGAGCAAGGCGGCACTTACTTTGACATTACCCCAGTTGTTCATACCTCTACTAACGTAGGCGGTGCATTTATTGCATCCAATGGTTCAAATGTCGTCACTGTTATAGATGGTGGGTATTCGCCAAATGCTGGTGACTATTTGACTATATCTGGCGCAGCCAGCCTTGGTGGTAACGTAACAGCAACTGTATTAAATAAAGAGTTTGCAGTTAATTCTGTTGTAAATTCAACAGCTTATACAATCATAGTATCAGTAAACGCAAATGGCTCTGATACTGGTAATGGTGGCGCTCTTACCAATATCGCCTACCAACAGCCTACAGGTCTTAATGTATATAGCATTGGTACTGGCTGGGGCGCTGGACCTTGGCCTGTGAATGGTGTAGTAACTGCGCTTACAAATCCATTCACCACAACAAATGGTAGCAATGTAGTAACAGTGACACACACTGGGCATGGTCTATCTAACGGCAACGCAGTCATATTTTCAAATGCCTCTGCCACAGGCGGTATCTCCGCTGTTTTGCTAAATACTCTTTTCTACCCAACGGTTGCTAATGCAAACGCATACACTGTAACCGTTCAGGCTAATGCTACCTCTAACGTAACTGGTGGGGGTAACGTAGTTGTTTATGCTGAGACTGGCACAAGGGGGTGGGGAGAGGCGTTTTCTGGACAAGGAATTGGTCAGCAGCTACGCCTCTGGACAAATGACAACTACGGTCAAGATCTAGTTATTGCTCCTCGTGGTGGTTCTGTGTTCTATTGGAAGGCATCTTTAGGGACTCAGACTCGTGCCCAACCATTATCAACTTTGTCTACCAATGAAGGATTTGATGGAACCAGGGTTCCAACTTCTACACTTCAAGTAATTGCTTCGGCTATTCAGCGATTTGTTATCTGTTTTGGCGCCAACCCATACGATCCAATAACAGCAGCGACAACGTTTGATCCAATGCTGGTGCGCTGGTCAGACCAAGAAAACCCATATGAATGGGTGCCAGCAGTAACTAATCAGTCAGGCGAATTTAGGCTTTCTAACGGCTCGTACATTATGACGGCTGAGGCTACTCGCCAAGAGATATTGGTTTGGACTGATTCAGCTATTTATTCGATGCAGTACTTAGGACCGCCCTATGTTTGGGGATTCCAAATCCTGATGGATAACATTTCCATAATGTCACCAAACGCTTCAATTACAGTAAACAACGTCACCTACTGGATGGGTGTGGATAAGTTTTATATCTATTCTGGTCGTGTAGAGACTTTGCCTTGTGCGTTGCGTCAATATATCTTTACTGACATCAACAAAGATCAGGCGTTCCAAGTATTTGCTGGTGGTAATGAGGGATACAACGAAGTCTGGTGGTTCTATTGCTCTCAAGGTAGCAACACTGTGGATAAATACGTAATCTATAACTATCTAGAGCGCACTTGGGCATATGGATCTATGGCTCGTACTGCGTGGCTAGATTCTGGTATTCGCCCATATCCTATGGCTGCCGATTACAACAATCGTATTTTGTTCCACGAGTCAGCAGTAGATGATGTGGCTGGTGAGACTCCAGTGCCAATTGTTTCGTATGTACAGTCTTCTGACTTTGACATTGGCGATGGGCACAACTTTGGCTTTGTCTGGCGTATTCTCCCAGACGTTAACTTCAATGGCTCAAATACCAACAATCCGTATGTGACCATGCAAGTTAAGCCTCGTAGGAACTCAGGAACGCCTTATGGCGCAGCTGATAGCCCAGAGGTTATTAGTGCTGATAACTTTACTAATGATCCTGTATATACGGTGCAAGAGTTTACTGGTCAGGTTTACACCCGTCTTCGTGGTCGGCAGATGGCATTTAGAATTACCTCGGATTCATTAGGCGTATCATGGCAGTTAGGTAGCCCACGGATTGATATTCGTAATGACGGAAGACGTTAATGGCTGTCAACCCGCAGATCAAGACGCTAGATCTTAGACCGCCCAAGGCGCCTAACTTACTAATTGCGCCCGTTGCTTACAGTCAGTTATATCAAGACCAGCTTTTAAACGCTCTGCGTCTGTACTTTAACCAGATCGATAACTTTGCCCAGCCATTTAGCTCTAATACGGGCGGTGGCTTTTTAAAGTTCCCAAACGGTGCGTTTTCTCAAGATGGCTATACAACCTTAACTAACGCTATACCTAACAGCTCTTCAACCGCAGATATTGTTGTAGCATCAACCGCTAACT